CCAACGATAAGTGCGTTAGCAGAACCAGAAGCTATCTGGTCTGGATTAACTTTATAAACTGTGTTGTTAGTTACATCTTCTAAGATTAAGAAATCATTAGCTGTATCTACTGTAATACCTGTACCATCAGTTAAGTTAGATGGGTCAACAGTTAATGATACTGCACCAGATACTGCACCTCCATCTAAACCAGAGTTAGATGCTGTGTTTACTGCTGTTATATCACCTGTTGTTGCATCTACCCATTCTGGAGCAGTTGCACCAGCATTGACAGCTAATACTTGATTTGCTGTACCTATGTTTAATTTAGCTACAGTTGTTGTAGCAGAAGCGTAAGCTAAGTCACCTACTGTGAAAGAAGTTAATCCTGTACCACCACTACCTACTGCTAATGTGGAAGATAATCCTCCAGCAGTTCCAGATGTATTTTGATTACCTACTGCATTAACACCAGGTAAGTTTATATTTCCTGTTCCATCAAATGATACTCCACCAATAGTTCTTGCTGTAGCTAAAGCTGTTGCAGTTGCTGCATTACCTGTTGTTGAACCAGAAGTTCCAGATACATTACCTGTTACATTGGCTGTAATTGTTGAAGGTAAACCTATAGTAACTGTGTCTGTTGCACTTACTGCTACTTCTACTTCGTTAGAAGTACCACTAAATGTAATTGTGTTTGCATCACTTATTGTTTGTGATGTAGAACCATCTGATATTGTAAAGCTATTCATATTACCAACACCAGTACCAGTCAAGAAAGCACTTCTTGTTTGTTTCTTTAATCCACTAGCAGAGTCATCATAAATAAGAATGACATCATCATTACTAGCAGTACCTTCGTTAGCTTGTCCTGTAATAACTGTTGCATCTACAGCAAATGTATTGGCAGATAAACTAAGTCCAGAACCTGCAGTATTACCACTTGTGTTTATAGAAATTACAGAATCTCCACCCATTCCAGAGTGTGATGAACAGTAGTAATAAAGATTGTCTGCAGTTGCAGCATCAACAACTATCTGTGTATAAGAACCTGCACTACCTGGTGTACCTGGAGTTGTAACTCCTGTGGTATAAGCAGAACCAGAGTTGTGTGTTCCATCTTTTGTAATAGATAATCTAAGTGGATGACCAGAGTTAGAGTTATTTGATTGGTCTAATCTATATGTTACTCCTGGTATAAGCTGTACATTAGCTGCAAGTTCACCATCTAAATAGTATCTGTTACCAGAACCTGGGTTAGCAACTGTTACTGCAAACTGTACTATCGCTGTATTATTTTCTAAATTTATAGTTTTGTTTGTAAGCGTATCTGTAGAACTTTCAGTTACAACTGTGCTATCTACTGCAACAGTAAGTGTTGTACCTGTAGCAGATGTATCAATACCTGCGCCACCTGTCACTGTTAATGAATCAGAATCTAAATCAATATCTATTGTTCCAGAATCAGATATTAAATCTAAATCTTGTGCAGTAACTTGTGTATCAACATAAGCTTTGACAGCTTTTGCAGAAGGAAGTGTTGTATCTGTACCTGCAGTAGATGATAAGTCTGTATCTAATACACCAGACTTTAAGTTATCTACTTCTAAGTTAGATATTGTATTGTTATCTGCATCTATAGTTTTATTTGTAAAAGTTGTTGTAGAACTGTCTGTAGGTAAAGCATCTATTCTGTCGTTTAAATCTTCTATGTGTTGTTGAAGTGGAGACATACGTACAACAGAACCAGAAGCATGTGATAATCCAGATGATGCAGCAGAACCTGTTAAAAATCTTTTGTTTATGTTATCTAGTGTCAGTGTTTTTGTACCAACGTTAATGCTAGTTACAAGAATTACTTCTCTATTGGTTGCACTATCTGGGTTTAAAACTAAATAACAAGGCGCTGTTAATACATTAGAAGCTGAATCTATTACAGAGTTTACTGTAAGAGTTAAGTCAGATGCACCGATAGTACCTGTTAAGGTTGTCTCATAAGCGTTTAATAAGTTAGTTTCTTGTGCTGTCATTCTATCCTAGTTTTCCTACTCCTAATAGTTCTATTCCTAATCCTACTCCAGATGTTGAAGTTTGTATTACTTTACTACCTCTAAATCTAACTAAGCAATAGCTTGTAACAGAACCTCTAGGACTTATCTCCTCAATAGGACTGCTAACATTTTCTATTATACCTCTTAATAAAGTATCTGGTCTGAATATCTCTAATTGAACATTCTTACCTTCTCTGTTTCTTAATGCCTGGTAAACCAAATCACCTTGACCATTGACTCTTAGTGCTTTCCTAAATGGTCTTTCTACTTGGTCAGATATATTAATAGGCATATCTACAACTAAGTCATTAACTAACTGGAAACCTCTAATAGCAAAAGCTAACATCTCTGGTGTCTGGGTGACATCATCTGTATTAAGTTCTATTCTACCTGCTATCCATCTACCATCTACCAAAGTCATAACCTCTTCATCCCCACCAGTACCAGAAAATATAGATACTTGTTCGGACCATGTAGTAGCAGTTGGATTGTTTATGTCAGAAGCAATAGTAGAACTAAACAACTTTACTGAACCAGAATTTACTACATTGGTATTTAGTTTTGCACCTACCCACTGTTTCTTTTCTGATGTAAAGAAATCAGCAAGTGGTGTAATGATATATCCTGTAGCAACATAGTTTGTACTCTCTCTGTATGAACCTCCAGCAGATACAGTTGCAAACAATCTGTCAGAATAAACAGCTATACCTTTTACTATTCCGCTTTCAGCAAACTCTAAGTCTCTAGCTATACCACCTGTTGGTAAGTAGTATCGCCACAAATTAGTTTTACTAGCGCTATCAATAATACCTGTGTAGATACTATCTCTTGTTGATATGATTCTGTAAGGTGCCTGGTCTAGTGTAGAAGAACCATCACCCCATTGTTTTATAAGCTGCGCATTAATTAAGACATATAGATTATTAGCATTAGTTATCTCTGCTCTATACAATCTACCTATCTTTCCACTAGCTGTGTTTTGATAAGTACCATAAAATATAAATCCTTGTGCTGCATCTATTGCATTAGGTACTTCACCTTCTACAAAAGTCTGACCTTTCACTGTTAAGGTAGAAGATTCATCAGCTAAAGAATATATATATCCATCATCTGCACATGCTAAGACTACCGCACCACCATCTGTAACATCTTTCCAAGAACTACCTGTTGGTAATGCTTTGATTGTTGCTGGATTAGAAGTACCTGTTACTTCATAAAGTTCTCCATTGGTGCCACTTGCTACTAATCGACCTTTCATACTCCATATATTTTCAAAAGTTTTGTGGTTATTATGTACTACATAACTACCAGCACTGTTCCTTATATAAATATCTCCATTAGCTACTAGGTATAATTTAGTTCCTAAGATAGCTATTCCAGTAATGTTGTTACCACCACTAGGAGTACCATCATCTGTAGCATTACCTGTTAGCGGAGTTGCTATTTTTTTTAAAATTGGACCAGAAGAATAAAATATTTCTCCACCTAACTCTTGCATATAAAGATTTGTTTGAGTAGATGTTTGTACTTCATCAGTATCATGTAGTAAAGATACTTTGTATTCTTCACCAGCTTCTTTGCCACTAAAGACATCGATACCTTTGCTATCCCAAAACCTTGAGAAATCTGTATCAGCTGCGTTTCTCCTATGTGCTTTATCTAAACCACTACCTCCAGCAAAATCTGTCCTAGAGAATATCTGACCAAACTCTTGTTGGAAATCTTCTGGTGTTTCTGATGTTTGTATAGCTTGTGCCTGGAGAGGAGCAGTGTTTATATTCATCTGCCTTCCTGGTCCAGCAGCAAAGCGTAAGAATAAATCATCTAGGTTTGCTTCGAATCCTTGTGCTTTAGGTTCAGATGTATTAGAAGGTGATGGAAGTACAGACATTACGCACTATAGTTGACATTACTTATTGCTACTGCTTGTGGGTATAAGCTTCTTAAATCTCCTCTAGCTTCATCTATTAATAATGACCTTAATCTAAGTAGTGCATTTCTTAGTCTTTCACCAGAACCTACTGGGTAACTTTCACTAGCAAGTTTCTCTGTAATAAATTCTTGCGTTGAAGCATCTATATCTGTTGCTCCCATAATATCTGCAACTGCACCAACCATAACTATTTGTTGGTAAGAATCTTCTAACAAACAAACTGTAACTAAGTCATCTGTTTCAGAAGATGGTCTAGCAAATTTTCTTTTAACAACTAAATATACTTCTTTACCATTAGTTGTATTACTAAACTGTACAGCTGCTCCAGTACTAGATGGAGGAAAATTAGTAAGTAACTCTATACCAGCTGAAGTGTATTGGGACCCAGCTGAATTTTGTACATAAGAGTTTATTACTGATACTGTTGTCGCTGGTACTTCTGCATGAGTAGAAATAGAAGTTACTGTTACGTTAGCGACATTATATAAAGTTGGATACAATCTATCAATGTTATCTGCTACTGCATCGAATACAGATTTTCTAGGAAACGTAGGATTTACATATAAGTTTGCTTCATCTGCATGAGAAGCTGCTGATGTACCTGCATATCCTCTTGATACAGTAAGAGTTCTAGTAGAAGTATTAGATGCAGTAACTAGCATTAACTCCTGGTCAATTTCTATTAAGGCACCATTGCCTAAAAGATTTTCTTCTTCAGAACTAAACAAGTTATTTTCATAAGTTAAAGAAGTAACTGAATTGTTTATAGCTCCTTCTAATCGTGAGAACGCAGATAAGTCATCTGGTTTATTTAAAAAATCTCTATATATTCTGTCCACTAATGTGCTTACTGCTGCCATATATCTCCATATTACTAGAGGGAGAAGTATTTATCTCCCTCTAATAAATATACTATCTATCTTCTAATTAGGAGACTGATAGGTTTGTTATTTTTGAATGGAACTGTTCTGGACCATATTCTAATCCAACTTCTCCATACACTTGGTACTTATAAGCAGCACCTGTTTGAGCCAATGGCTCTACAAAGAAGTGTCCTTTTCCTGGAATGTCCAAGAACACTGGCTTCATAAACGCAAGGTCAGCAATAAGAACATCATCAGCTGGTATGTGTCGTTCGAAAACGATACCTACTTGACCGAAGTCTGTTTCTATTGTTGTGATATTTACGCCACCGACTGTTCTATCTCTTGGTGCTAAAGCTAAAGCACTTGAATAGATAGATGATAATTTTTGCTTTTGGAAAGCATTAGCGAATATAACTGGCATCTCGAATGGAGCGCCAGAGTCAGCCATTTTCTTTAAAGCTGATTCTACTTTTGCTTGTGTCAAAGCAGCTGCACCACCAGCAACTTCGTTAGTTGTTACTGCTGCTAACATACCCCTAGTTTTTCTAGGTGTAGTTATGTTTGCTCCAGCGTTATAAGCTCCTTGAATAAAGGAATGCTCGATATCTCTAGCAGCTGTTTTTACAGCCATATCTAATTGAAAAGCCAATTCATCTTGAACTGGTTGATTACCAATGATAGATTCACCAGCAATGTTTCCAACTGCTGCTTGCTTACTATACGATACTTCAACGCCATACTGCATTATTTGAGTTACGTTACTTACTTCGCTTCTTGTTCTACCCTTCATAACTGGGTCAGCACCCTCAACAACTGCTGTTTGAGCAGCTCCTGCGAGGTCTGTTGTTTGCCAAGTAAATTGTTTTGATGCGACTGATATACCACCAGTCATACCACCAATTGCACTTAATAATGGAGTATCTGTAGGGGAAACATTGAATAGTTCTCCTACAAAGTTAGGGAGGTTAAAGGATTGTCCTTGACCTGTTATTGCACCCATATTTTTTTTCTCCTTTTAATTTGATTAATAGAGAGTAACTTTTATAGTTTTCTCTCCATTAAAGTTTTTAATTTTTCTGTTTTGAGAGCTGAACTAGTTTGCCAATCACCATCTTGCTGCGCTTGTGCAATCTGGTCATCTATGCCAACTGGGTCAACTGGAACAGATGCTTCTATAACAGTATCTAAATTTTGTTGGCTTGTTACAACTTGTGCTTTTTGTGCATCTTGTTCTTGTACTGCTTCAGAGGATTGACCCCATCCATAGTTTTCAGAAGCAAATTGCTTTATAGCATCTGCTTTTAACTCGCCATCATATAAACTCTTAAGGGCTTTACCTTCACCAGCGGAAGTGTCAAATCCTGCTTCTTTAAAAACAGAGTCTGACATAACCGACTTAAGCTCTTTGTTTTCTGCTTCAGTCTTTTTAAGCTGTTCCCTCAACTGTTTCAAAGGATTACTTTCCTCTTGAGTTTCATCTACTGTATTTTCTACATTTTCCATTTTTTCTCCTCTCCCAGATTTTCTACTAACTACATTATCCTGGGGTAAACAATGCGATAGGCGACTAGTTATATATAAGTACAATGAGAATAGTCAGCCACTTCTAGCTGTACTGAACGAAGCGATTTAAATACGCAGCTTACACGCTTGCAATAAGCTGGAGGTGCAGCATCAATTTATATTCGGAGAAAGCCGCAATCCGATACTTTAATTATATACTATAAAACTAAAATAGTGGGGTTTTATCCCCACTATTTATACGTTCACGAAAGGAAGGTTATCTAATCGATTGCTCGAAGAGAGTCCTTAATATTATTATACACGAAAAAAAACTATGTAACCTTTTTTAAAGTAGAAGAGTCTAAGTAGTGTAAACAACAAAAGGAGATTATGTACATAGTAAAAAAATACACACTGAGAGAAAAGAAAAAGAGAGGTGGTAAATACAAAGTAAAGGAAGTTTATTACATAAAGTTTTTGACTGTAGATTTAGCGAAAGAGTACATTAAAGAAGAAGAAAAAAGTTATCCGAGAGAAAATTACCATGGAAACAAATCTTATTTAGTGGACACAGAAATTTATAAAAAGATAAATAAATAATTTAAAGCAAAGCCCTAACTGTTTGTTTGTTTCTAGTTGGGGTTTTTGCTATTCCTGGGTTAATCCAGTTACCCTTGAACCTCTACGTGCATATCCAGTACTAGCAGAAAACATTGATGTCTCTTCAGCTTCTAATCTTCTTATGTTCTCCAACTGGTCTGGGTCCTGGAACACAACAGCTTGAGTAAACTCTTCTAATGTTAAAGCATCATCACTTGGTTCTTGTCTTTGCTGCAGCTCCTGGAGTCTTGGTAAATCTTTTTGTGCAGCTGTGTATAGTTGTCTAGCTTGTGCTTGATTCAATCCAGCTTTTCTTAAGTTCTCTGCTTCTGTTCTTGTAATAGTAAAGCCAGCTCTTGATGCTTCTCCACCAATCTGAGCAGCTGTTATCCTGCCAGAGATTATCTCTTCTCCTATTGATGGGTCCAATGCTCCCATGAAGATTGCTTCTGGAGTTAAGTCCACATTGTAATTAGATGAGAAAAAGTTTTGTACTCCTTGTATGTTATCTACGATACCTTCGTATGCAGCACCAACTCTTTGTTGGAACTCACGTGCAGAGACTTCGCCTTCTAATAGAGATACAAACTGCGGTGCTAGTAATACTTTAGATGTTTGTTCTGGAATACCATACTCTACTAAAGTACCAATGTAAGATTGCTCTAATGCTTTGTACGTAGTTTCATTGTATCTAACTTGTCCAGTATCTGGATTGTAGTTACCAGGAAACTCTGTTTTATAAACATCCGATTGTCTTACTTCTTGTATTGCTGATACTGGATTACCAGATTGTGACCAAGTGTTTGCAAACAATTGCAACAATGTATCAGACATATTTGGATAAAGTAACTTTGCTTCTTCTAAGAATGTAGCCATTATTGGTTAACTCCTAAGTTAGTTTCTACCGAACCAGCAGCTCCACCTAATGCTTCTTGTAATGCTCTAGTTGCTTCAACTGTAACTTGTCCTACGTTTTGTTCTAAACCTTTTTCTCTAAGTAATGTTTGTGATGATTCATAGTCATTAGTAGCTACCATATCTTGCCACCATCCTTGTGTCTCATCTGCTTCTTGTCCCCATATCTGTCTAGTGATTCCTCTATAAGGACTGACTATATCATCGTATGTTAATTGAGTATTAGTATGTTTAGGAAACAAAGCTAATCTACTTGTCTTTAAACTTTCAACTAATGCTGCTTCATAGTCTGGATTGTTTCTAATCCTTCCAGCTTTCTCTGCAACTTCTGCATCAGTTAAGCTGCCAAACACTGGACCAAGCCATTGTGTATATAAACCTCTTACTCTATCTTCTTGTTCAGCAGTTCTGTTTAATCCACCAACACCACCGCTATCTATGTATTCTGAAAATTTAATATCTCTTACACCACTTCTAAATGGGTCTGCAAATAAAGCTAACTGTTCTGTTGTATAACCTTCTGACCATTCACCAGTTACCCACTTGTTTGCTATCCATCCAGACAAAGCATCTGGTGCAGCTAACTCTTGATTAGTATCTGTATCATAACCACCAGATACTCCTGCAGCTTTAAGTGCTGAAGCAACTTGTAGTTTGTAATCATTAGCTTTTTGTGTAGCTGTTAATGGGTCAGCTGTGTACTCTTCTAACCAAGAACGTTCAGCTTCATTGTGTGTCTTATACCAGTTAGTAGAAAACCATTCTGCTCTTGTTACTTCTCTACCTTCTAGTGCAGCTTCAGCTATTAAGGCAACTGAATCTGGGTCTAGTATCCAAGGTTGTATCGTAGCTTCTTTAGCTAGGTTCTCTGCAAAAGATGTAAATGGATGTGGTGCTTTATCTGTTACTGGGTCATTACCTGGAAGGTCTGCACTGTTACCAGCTATAACTCCCATTAAGTCTAAGTCATCATAAGAGAACTTAGCATTAACAAAGTAGTTTTCTCCTGGAGTAACAAAGCCAGCTTCTATTGGGTCATTGTCCTTTACCTCATAAAACATAAAGATTGTGCTGCCCTGGTATAAAGAACCTGCACCTGGTACAGCATATCGTAAGAAGAGTTGTCCTTCTACATCTACTAAGTCTGCACCTTCTGGTATATTGTTAAACTGATTTTTTTCATTACTTAAGACTTGTTCTTGTGACTGTCCACTTGGAGGTAGTACATCACCTGGAGGTGGGTCACCTGGAAGTGGGTCACCTGTAGGTGGTAAAATTATTGGTGCATCTTCTGGTTTAAATATAGGTTGACTTGCTGCACCTTCACTTGATAAAGGAAATGTTGGAGTAGATATATTATAGTTTGCTGATAATTGTGCTTCAGCTATAACTTGAGCAGGGTCTATGTTTGGAGCAAAATCAAAAGTAACTCCTGTATAGACTGGGTCCTTAGCTCCCTTAGAATCTTTAATAACAACTTCAACTGGTTTGTTAGGAGCAAAATCAAAAGTAACTTCGTTAGGACTAACAGCTTGTGTTATTTTTTGTTCTACCTTTTTAACTTCTGCAGTGTTTCTTTCCATCTCAAGAAACTTAGAAACTGAATCTGTGTAATTTAATTTGTCTGGTAAACCTAGCAAATTGTCTGCCATATTCATAGCAGCACTTATTTCATCTTGGTTAAACTGTGTAGCTTTAGCATTTGCATTAGGTCCTAAGATTGGATATAGCTTTACATTACCTATTTCAGCAAAAGGTTGTCTATCACTTTCACCTTTAAGTTGTTTTTCAATTTCATTAGAATCAACAGCATCTTTTACAGAACCACTTTTTATTCCAGATTCTAGTTTTTTTGCAATGTAATAAAGAGCTAAATCTCCTACGTATTTGTCACCTTGGTATGCCATTACTTAGTACTTTCCATACTATATTGTACTTCATTATCTTGGTTATCGTTGGAGGTTACACTATTGATTCCTTTAAATAAAGTTTCATAAAAGGGTTTTGTAAGTTTGTATGTTATAGAATACTTATCATCTATCTGACCGAAGTTGTCAAAGAAATCTACATCTTTGTCTCTAGCTTTATTTGCAGCATTAGCTACATCTGCGGCAAGAATTAATGTTTCATATAACGCAAGGATACCTGCAGCTGGTCCAGTAAAAGCTGCTGCTCCATACTTAGTTCCTAACTTTGATAAACCTTTCTCTATTACTTCTTGTCCCACATCTAATTTACTTAATCCTTTAAGAACCTTGCCAGCAAACTTTGGTTTTGTTTTAACCATATCTTCTGCTGTCTTTAGTGCAGCTTCACTATGCTCATCTACGAATGCTTTTCGTACATTATCTATCACTTCACGCTTAGATTTAGGAGCAGTATCTCTTGTTAAGCTAGTACCTTGTCTATCTAAAGGTTTATCTAGTATGGTGTCTATTGCTGCTTCTGCTTCTTTAAGGTCTTGATTAGGTGCTAACCATAAGTTTAAAGTGTCATCTATACCAGCTGTCTGCATTGAAACTGGAGATATCGGAGTAAGCTTACCTGTCCTGGAGTTCTGTACCAACAAACTTACACCAGCTTTCTGTATTTTTTCTATAAAGTTTACAGCTGGTGTCATGTGCATAGTACCTCTTACTTTAAGACTGATATCTGGTTTAAGTATGGTTACTGCTTCATCTGCAAATTTAGCTGTCGTTGGCTGTGATGGTCCACCTTGTGATGGTTTTACAAAAAATTCTATGGGTATAGGTAGTTTCTTTTTAACAATACCTTCTATTGTTGATTGAGATGGTTTAAAATCTGTTACAAATTCCCCGCCAGTGTCAGTAGCTTTTCCTCTATAGGTTATAAGCTTTCCATTAGGTAAAGTATTTCTAAGTTTACCTTCTATGTTCTCTACCATGTCAGCAAAAAAAACTTGGTCTTTTATTACAGCACCTGGTTGAGTTAACCTCCAATAAAAATTGTCTGTTCTGTTTAAATAGTCTTTACTTCTATCAACAAGAAACGTTTTATAAGCATTGAGACTTTCCTGCACGTTACTAGCTACTAACTTTTTATTTTTACCTACATCAAATTCTATATTCTTTACAAAACCTTCAGCATTGTCAGCAGCTTTAATATCTTCTGGGTCAATGTTTAATAGTCCAGACATTAATCCTCCTGTATGTACGCTTTCTGGAACTACTGACCTTGTTAACATTATTTTTGCATTAGCAACATACTCTGACATTGAAACAGCTATATCCATAATATCATTGCCTGCTCCAGTAATAACTGCAAACTTACCTTGCTTCATCAGTGTTGCTATTTCTAAAGGAGTAGAGTTTAAATTACCAGACAATCTTTTTAAGTTATCCATACTCTGGTCTATAACGTGTGCTATTGTTTCATTGTAATCATCAAATAAACTAATATCATTTGCATCTAAACCAGAACCAGCTAGCTTGTTCATTGTTTTAATTGTTATATCTTCTTCTAGATTTATTAAATCAACTAATATTTTTCCTATTTGTTTTTCTGTTTTTACAACACCTATGTCATTTATTTTTGGTAAAAAGTCATCACCTATTACATCAGATAAAGCGAAGTGTGTCATGTCTCCTGGTGCTGTTAACAATTCACTTAGTAATGTCATGTCAAAGTCTTTGGGTTTATACCCTACAAACTTAATAAAATCATCCATTGACTTCATTAATTTTTTTAAATCTATCTGGGTATATTCTGACCGATTACTTAAATCTGGTACGTAATTGCTTATGTAATTTACACTTCTTCTTGAAGCTTCAAAAGGTATTATTGGTGCAGTTGTTGCTGCAGCTATGTTGGCTAACTCTTCTTCAGTAGCCATAACTATCTTTTAATTTTGTTTTCTTTAAAAAACTTTTGTTTTTTTAGCTGCATATTCTGTCTAGCTAATTTCATTTGTTCTTCAAAAGACATCTCTTGTATAGGTTTCATTCTGGGTCCATTGTGGACAAGATGTCATCTATTGTAAATTTATCCTCATTATCTCTAACTATCTCTGTTTTAATTTGCGCACCTTCAAAACTTTCAGCTTGTTGTGGTACTTGTGATTCAATCTGTACATCACTTACTGGTTGTGTTCTATTAGGAACTAATGCTGATAACATATTAGCTGCATACTTTTGCATTGGGTCTATGCCTGGAACCATGCCATCATCTTGTGTATTTAATTTAGGTGTGGATTGTATCTCTTGTTTGTTCTGTTGTATATAACTTTCAACATCTGCATTAACTGGTTGCTTCTCTAAGTATCCAGAATACTTATCCATAACGCTGTTTACATACTCTTGTATGTTAGGTCCAAAACCTTCTATGTTCCCTATGCTACCTACTGCATCAATACCTGCGTTCATAGCGGTGTTAGCTTTACCTGGACCACCATACCAAGCAACTGCTACTAAATCCCAAGAACCATACTTGTTGTAGTATTCAGAAAATTTATAAGCTGCAACGATATCTTGCATCTCTGGTGTTCGCCAATCTGCACCTTCATATCCTGCTTGTTTAGACCATTTGTCCCAGTTAACATCTAAGATACCATAAGCACCTAATGCCTGGACATCAATAAGTTGTCCATCAAAACCCACCATCTTTGTTGGTTTATGTTTGAGCAAGTAATTGCCGCCAGCATTCTCTTGCTCTTTAGTGGCTTCCATAAATGAAACTAGTTCTTGTTGATTCATAATACTAATTGGGTCTGTTAGCGATACTATTAAGAATAGTAGCCCGAGTATTCCTTGCACTATAATTCTCTCCTAATCTGCTTTTTTCTTTGTCGGTTATCATATCAAACTTCTCTCTCATTCTACTTTCAGAATCTATCTGTGTAAGACCTTGTTCTTCAATAGTACTCTGTACATTGTCAGCTGCATAGTTTCCATAATCACCAGCAAGTATTTCCTCACCAGTCATCTCTGGTTGTTGTTGTGCTGTAGCAGCTAAAGATTGATTCTGTTGATAAGAAGCTTCTGCTTCTTTGTACATTGTGTTAGATAACAGTTTAAGTTCAGAGGGATTAGGGTCTCTGTTTAAATCTGCAGCATAAAGTCTTTTTACTTTCTGTGCAATAGTTGCTGGGTCAGCTGGTAAATAAGTCTCTGATTGTGGTATCTCTGGTACTGGATTAGCAACATATTCACCTAATGTTGTTTTCCATGCAGCACCATTAAGTTTTTCTATATCAGTAACACCACCTCTATTTGCTCTGCTTAACACTGGAGTAAAAGCTCTTTGAGTTGCTAGGTCCCATTCTCCTGGCATAAATCCATCACCCACACTAAGTAGGTTGGAGTTAATTAAATCTGCTTGTATGCCAGCAATCTCTTCTTCTGATTTACCACCGAATAGATTAACTAAATCTTCTTCAGTATAGAAATCTGTAGCTCCAGAACGTGGAGGAACATAGTTAGCTGGTACACCTAAAACTGCATCTTGATTACCAAACTGTCCATATTGTTCATTAGCTGCTGCTAATGCAACATTATCCCCTGTAACACCTGTTATGTCTTGTCCAGATGTAGCGTAGTCTATTACATATTGTGGAATGTTTGCAGACAATAGATATAAAGAAGCATCTTGTACTGTAGATGCTGATGCTATATCTACTCTTTGTTCTGTTGTTATACCTATCTGATTGGTACCCAATGAATCATCTTCATTAATCTGAAGTATTATACTTTCTATTCTTTGTAAAAATTCATCAACTGTCATTTAATCCTCTTATTAATTCTATATCTTCATCTGCTTCTCGTAGTTCTCTTTGAAAGATTTCTTTTGCTAAAGGTCCAAACTCTGGGTACTTAACCAATATACCTTGCATCTTGTTTCTTAACAAGCTTCTAAATGGTACTAATTTGTTTGAACTTCTAAAGGAAGTATCAGTATAGGTAGAATTTAATTCTTTTGTTTGTGCGATTACTGCATCTCTAGTCTTTACATACTCGACTAAACCTAATGCTGCTGGGTTAGTTGTTAATGTACTATCTAGTTGATAGGTAAGTGGGTCGAACCATGTGTACAATTCATCAATCAAATCATCCATCTCTGGTTTTGTTTGTGAATAGTCTATGCTTCTTCCATAACCTGGGTACTTACTAGCTATTTCTGCTTTCTTATTTCTTTTAGCTTGTACAGAAACCTTATCGTTTCTTACTAACAATCCATTCTCTTTAACAAAGTTTTCATACTCAACGCTACCTAATAGAATATTCTTAGCTTGTTGCCATTGTTCTATAGTTCTGGGAACTCTATCTCCACCAATAATCTGATTCCAATATTGTTCATACATAAACTCTGAATTAGTTTCATCTATTAAGAATGCGTAAGTTAAATCAAATTTCTCTACAAGTTCTGGGTTATTTCTTTCCCATGTAGCACCATCAGCTGTGACTGGTCTTTTCTTTATAGTCTCTGTTCTACTGGTAGCTAATGTAATTGGGTTAAATCCAAATCTCTCTACGAATGTTTTAACTGCTGTAGAACTATCTGGTGAAGCATTGGATATATTTCTATACTCTTCTGCTAATGTTTCAAATAAAAATAGTTGTCCTGTCTTATCAGATATCTCATACTTAGGACTTACAGAACCAGATGGTCCAATAGCTTGGGAGATACCTCTAATAATAAATATATCTCTAGCATAATCTCCTGCTAACTCCATGCCTTCATTAGCTCCTTCTGGAGAACTATCATCAATTTTTCCAGCATACACTAAAGCTTTATACACATCTATGGTTGTATTAGAAAACATACGTTTAGATTCTGCTCCACCTATACCATAAGCAGTAAGTATTTTTTTTAACCAAGATGGTGCTGGTACTAATGAAGTAATTATTTCAGTAGCAGTTTCTGTACGAGGTGGTGCAAAGTCTCCAAACAATATTTTCTCTTCTATTTTACCTGGTCTTAGTACATTAAATTTACGATTAATAAATGCAGCTGGCACTGTAATAGTTGGACCAAAACCTGGTATTAAGTTACCTGCTATGTTTAAAGAACCAGCAAAGACTGGTAGGTTAACTTGTACACCATTCTCTGTTAAGTCTTTAAACATCCACTTTTGTAATAATCCTTCTCCTGGATAACCAAACAACTCTTCATTAGTGTTTGGGTCTTTATAAAAGAATCCTTTTTGTCCAGAATCATCAAACACTGGGTTAGGTTTTTGTGCTGACTGTACAAACTGCTGCGCTCTACGTATAGGTCTGCCTTGGTTTTCTACAAGTAATCTGCTCCAAGTACTAAAAATTTCTACGTATGCTTCACCGAATGGAAATATTCCTCTAGTTGCATTACCTAATCTAGTTCTAGTAGAGACATCATAAAGAAGTTTTTTAGTTTCACTAAGCGCATGTGATGCACCTATTTTATCTATAATCTCTACTTTGTTTATGCCACCTTTAACTCCTTGGTAACTTTCTAATTTTTTAAGTACAGCTTTTTCATTCTTACTTCCTGTAGCTAGTCCAGCTTCTTTAGCTTGTTGTACTAACTTCTTAAGTGTTGCTCCATTAGCATGTTGTGCAAAGTCTCCTACTTTGTCCCAGTAATGAAACTTAAAGGTTGGCGCTCTTGACATTGTCTTAGTAGGAATAGTCATAAAGAAATTAAAAGATTCATCTACAAAGTCATCTAACCTTCTAGTTTGTGATGTCATTGCATTCTTTAACTCTCCACGTGCTTGTTCTGGTAATACTTTTTCAAACTTCTTAACGAAATCTTTCTTCATCTTCTCTTGGTTTTTTCTTAACTGTGTAGTTATAGAGGTGTATTCAACATCACTAAGTTGACCAGCCCAGTATTTACCCATGTCTATATTTTCTAACCCTACTAACTCTGCAGCATCCATTGCTTCATCTGACAAAGCTTTAAGTAAATCTTCTTTACCATTCTCATCTATCCAGTTTCTAGCAAGTCTTGCTGTACTACCTTTAGTGCTTGTCTCTACAATTCCACCAGTAACTTGTGCTACTGAAGCATTAGCATAGTGAATGAACTCTTCAGCTTTAGCTTTACCTGGCGCACCATTAAAGCCAGCTCCTCTAAAAGCATGTCCTTCTGCACCTGTAACTTTTCTAATATGTTTATTTAATGGGTTACCTTGTGTTTGTGTTTCTTTAATTAATTTATTTAGCTGAGCTTTTCTAGCAGCAGTATTTGGTTCTAATTGTATTGCAGCAAGTCTCCTAGACAATGGGTCAAATTTATGTTGCATAAAGTTTCTAAATGATGCTTCTCCCCAAGCTCTTCTATTCTCTTGTCTTGATACTGTAGTAAATCTACCTGTTCCACCTGTTCTCCTAGAAGCAGAAGTTATACCTGCACCATTTAAAGTTACATCAATAAATTGTGCGTTATCTTCAAAAGAACCTAATAACATCTTGCTCGATTCTTTTTCTTTACCAAAAGGTCTAGCAATCATTTGTGCTGGATGTGTAATAACATTCGTAACACCAGAAGATAACATTCTTAATTGTTCTTCTGCTATAACTCTTATTGTCCATGCTGGTCGTAATAGAACTAATGGTTTGAATAAGGCACCATAATACCAATCCATAAACCTTCTTGTTGATTCTACATTCCCAGAAGCTAGTAATTTAGTTCCTACTTTTCCTAGTGTCTCATCTAATGCTTTAGCAGAACGTATTAAAGCTTTGGGGTCTGGTAAAAATATTTCATCTGCTAACTGTGATGCAACTACTGGGTCTAGTAACTCTTTAACACCATCTAATTTACCACCTTGTAATTGTCTTAATACATTAGTTATTGGTAAATCTCCACCAGATGAATCTATTGTGTAACTTTTTACTGTATCTTTGTTTTTCTTAGCAGTTCCAATAAACCTTGCCTGGACACTTAATCCTTCATCAACTAATGTCTTTTGCCAATCAGTTAACTTTGCTGTAGCTGCTTTAACAGTAGTATCTTTATCTACTCCTGCTAGTCCACGTATAACAGCTGGTTTAAAATTTCTCTCTATAAAGTTAGTAACAACTATTGCTGTTTGTGAAGGTGCATCTGCAGCACTAAGTGCTTTCATAGAATCTTTCATAAATTTATTTGTAGTTGTAGCAGCTTTATCTTTATCCATACTTGATGTAGCTAAACGTATAAATCTATTTAGTGAAACTAAACTATCATTTTTATTTTCTGTAACAAGTCTTGTTCCATAAGTTCTTTCCATTCTTTTTGTTAAAAAATTACCTTTTCTTTTAACTGTAGGAACGTTGTTTAATGTTGCCTTTACTAATAATTTCTCATTAACTAATTCAGTAGTAAGCGCATCATCTATCTCATCAAATGATTTACCTTTATTTTTTGCTTTAAATTTATCTAAAGCTACATAGAACTCATAGTCATCAATATTATTTTTAGATGCTGCAATAATATCTGATGTATTATTTTCCCATAAAAACTGTTTAAATCTTACACCACTTTTACCAGCAAGAAATTCTTGGGATGTTGGTCCAAAAATAGTTTTACGTGTTCCTTGGAGTAATCCTGTGTTTTCAAATAACTTACCCGCATTACTTAAGTTTTCTAATGTTTGTTCACCTGTCTTAAGATTATAACTAGCAGCTTGAAATGTTTTTGCACCAGCTCTTGCTTTACCTATTCCCATTGTTGCAAGACCTACTGGGTCTAAAAAGATTTGTGCAAGTATGTCTAAAGCACCAGTTATGTTGTTGTATGCAGCTGTTCCTGGTTCTATAATTTCATCTATTGGTTTAAATAAATAACGACCAATAGTTACTGTAGGGTCAAGTCCAGCTTCTTCAAATCTTTCTGCTCTCTCTCCAGTAAACTGTATTGCTTCTTCCGCTTTTTTCTTTTGTTGTTCATAAATCTGTACACCTAAAACATTGTCTAGTACAAACTCTCTAGCTACTAATGGGTCAACACCAGATGCTAACATATTTTTGTATTCATCTGTTTGTGTTGGGTCAGTACTACCTAGAAACCACCCTGTACCTAAGTCAACTTCTTTACCTGCTGCTTCAGCTTGTGCTTTCATATCTAGTAACGAAGATTTAGATTTACCTTTAGCTTCATCGTGAGTCATACCTTGTTGTCTGCCTTCTAAATACCTAACTCCTCTAGCAGCTCCAGCTTCCCATAAGTTTTGAAATCCTAAGAATAAACCACGACTTCCAGATTTTGCTTTAACACCAATAGCTTTTTTTAATTTAGCGTAACCATTTTCTTCTTTGTTTAAAGCTTCTTTTAAAACTATTTGTCCCAATCTAGGGTCATTATCACTAATACCTAACTTGACTGCACCTACTAAAGAACCTTTACTTATTGTTGGGAATCTTTTAATAATAGCTGAAGCTTGGTTAGCCATAGCTTGTGTAGCTTGTGTTGGTGCAACAGATTTTTGTATCGCTCTTTCTGTAGCAGAATCATCTGCAAAAGAAGCTGCATCAAAGGTACTGTATGCCATGTTACCCTTTTAATAGATTAGCTAATAAAGGGTCACCTGTTAAGTCAAAAAATTTCTGTATTAATTCTTCTGTAGATTCTGTTGGTCCTTGTGAACCTACTCCTGGACCAAAGTCCAGTCCATCTTCTACTGGTCGTAAAGGTTGGTCAGTTGGAGAAAACACGCTACTTTGTAATGCTCCGCTTAAGTTTTGTCCTGGAGTTGGCGCAGCTGTAGGTGTCTCTTGACCTAAGTTTAAATTCTTTACTTCATTGTTTAATTCTTTTAATGGACCTTTTTCTCCATAAGTCATTCGAGATTGGTCAATTACATTTTGAGATGCAGGAGGTATTGCTGCGTTTCTTTTAGTAATCCTGGTTGCCATCTTCATCCTCCTCATACTCTTCTAAAAATATTGGTTCTGTTAATACAATAAATTGTGTTGGCATATATCGTTGTGCAATATTGCGCATGATATGTTGTCTTTTAATGTAATCTTCTAAAATTATATCATCACACTCTTCATCAACTTCTGCTAAATGTGTACAAACAATCTCTTCAAATAACTCAAGCATTACCCATCATCCCTAAAGCTTGTTGTATAGAAGGTGCGGGACCAGTGGTGGCTGGACCCATACCCTCAATCATTGCTGTCTCTTCTTGCGGAATTTCTGGTTCTTGAGCTGTAAAAAATTTATCTAATATGTTTTGCATATCTTCTGGTTTTTTTCTTATTTGTACTACAGCCATCAAAGCTTTTTCGCTTCCTTGGTTAGCTTGTGTCATTAGAGTCTCAAACAATACTTTGTCTGCTTTTTCTTTAGCTATTCGTTCATTAACTCTTACAAGGTTATCTAAACCATCTAGGTTCTCTTGTAAAGTTTGTGTATCAATAACTCCAGAACTAAGTAGTTGCAGCCCTGTAACTATCTTCTGTGGTTCATCATAACCAGCCATAGCTCCATACACTCTTCTTGTTTTATAAGATTTTTGTATGTCTCTTGTTGGTTCATACGTTTCTGAAAAGAATTTATTATCTTTATAGCCAGAAAGTTCTTTAGTCATACCACCATACATAACTTCATCCCATTCAAGTCTTTTGGCATCAGTCTGTTCTATAGCATCAGCCATAATGGTGTGATACTCTCTAATCATTAAAGACATTGATGCACCTAACTCTTCAAGTCCTCTACCAGTAGCAAAGCTAACTGGAGATTGTGAATCATCGGTAGCAGGATAAGAAGCACCAACACGAAGTTGTCGTTCTATTCTATCTACTTGTTGAAATAATTGATAAGGCATATTAGATGCTGGTTTAGAAATTTGACTTCCTGGAGAGAAGTAGTTGACTGCGAATCTACCTTTTTTGTATTGTCCAGATTCTAATTCTCCAGTTATGTTTGTTTCTGTAAATACTGCATCTTCCATAGCGATAATGCTCATAACATTAATCTTTGCCATAGATGCCATTAAACCTATAATTTGGTCGTACTGTCCTTGCAGCTGGTCGAAAGAAAATTTCTTTGCTACAACGAAAGCAGGACCACTTGATAGTGGATTAGGAATAAAGTCTAAGATTGTTCCAGAAGATAAATGATACACATAGGTACCTTCTTCATTATAATATTCAGCAACTAAGTCTCCACTTCCATTAGAGTTTGCCCAAGAACCACCATAAGCATCTGATAATGGTGAACCATAACCTGCTCCAACATTTGCTGCTCTTGGTTTGTCATCCATAATTGCATTTTTGTATTCTGGATAAACATTAGCTAAAGATGATTTAGGTACTCTTCTAACAATAGACATATCTTTTGGTTGTTGGTCTGCACCAAAATAACCAGGGAAACAGTTGTATGGGTCTCTTAATTCAGCTACTGGATAAGGGGTACCATTAGCATCCTTTTTTTCTTTGATGACCCATACAGCAAATCCATAACCAGGTAGCCATCTACCTACTTGTGGCATTTGTAAATCTAATCTCTGTACATCATCGTAAGCTGTTAAGATTCTACTTATTTTTTCAGCTTTGTTTCTTGCACGTTCTGAATCTTTGTTATTAGGAATATCTACTTTTAAGTTAGGGATTCTACCTATTTTCTGTGCAAGGTGTTCTAAACCAGATGACATTAAGTTAGGCATTGGTACTTGCCAATCTTCAAAACCTTTTAGTTGGTCACCTAATAATGCAAGTATTCCATTAGGTCCGCCATTCATGATTGAACGAATACGACCACGCATTGCATAACCTTCTTGGTTATTAAAGTGCAGCTGCGTTATTTTGTCATTTAATGTTTGTTCGTTCATTTTTTTACCATGGTGCTGTGTTCATATTACTAATATCAACATTGCCATAACTCGGCGTATATTCATGAGCCATGTCAGCAACAAATTCTTTTTGTAATCTTCTTACAATTTTAATTGGGAACCAACTTGCCATAACTATATCCGATTTATATCCTCTACTACTTGCCTTGCTAGCAGCATTTGAAAAATACAAAAGCTGCCTACGATATATATTACTCTTATTTTGCGAATCTGCACTACCATAAGGTAAATTTACTTTACCCTTATCAAAAAGTTCACTCATAGAACCAACACCAAAGTAAGGGTCAAATTTATTTTTCTGTGTCTGATGTCCTTCTAGGTGTATTCCTTTAGATGAAGTCCATTCTTTTAATTCTCTATCTTGTCGTATGGCACGTTGAAAACCATTTTCTTCAATAATCCAATGTGAGCAATGATATTTTTTGTACCATTCTTTAATTGTTTTAAATGCTTGGGGTATGCCGCCACCTTTAGTATTTTCTATATCTACCATGTACAGTTTGCCTTCTTCTACATTAAATGCCCATAAGAATGCTGCCTGGTATCCAGTTGCTGCTGGGTCAAGTCCTGCTATCAATCTACATCCAGCGGGTACATGCCCAATACTTCTTGTATCATCACGTGAATTATCAAGTGATTCTACTTTAAACATTTGCAGCCCTTCAGAGAATGGTCGGTTAAGATATACCATTTCAAATATAGCTAACCCACCAGTCGTTTGTGCATTCCTTCTTTGTGACATAAGCCATTTGTAACTTCTTTTGCTAGCCCAAAGCATGTGTTTCTTGTGGTCTTTATCTGGTCCAGAATCTATAGGGATATCTAAACTGTGTGCGGATTCAATTATCTTTTGCCATTCATCATTATCAATTAATGAATTGTATAAATCATCTGGGTGCTGCCTGGAGCCAATAACAACAATAGCTGTATGTTCCTCTTTACGTGATGATAGTGTTGTAGTCCACCATCGTTTAGTCTGTTCTCTTGAACTAGGTTGTATTGTTGTGGAGTGGTCCTCAATGTCATCAGCAATAATTAAGTCACAGTCACGTGATAGAATCTTTCCACCTTTACCTACAGCCACCATTGTCGGTGATTTAATACCAGTTACTGACCTAGTCTTGACTGTAAATTGTCCAGTACTCCAAGTCTTACCAGTTCTACTCTTAGGTTTAAAGGTTTCTCCTGGTCCACAAAAATCTTGTATCAGCTGCTCGTTATTTTCTAGATGGTCCAATACAGAACCTACAGCATTTTTAGATATATCTTCGTTACCACCTACCCACATAATTCTAATGTTAGGTGCTTTACATATCTGCCATACAGCAAAGTGTGTAAGTAAATCAGTTTTGCCATGTCGAGGAGGTGAGAGAATCATAAGTTGTTCACCTTTATCAATAGCTTTTAAAATATTTTTAATCCAGTTTTTATGGAACTTAGCGGTTTCGTAAGGTTGTCCAGTCTCTGTTAAGAAGTATCTGTTTCTAAACTCTTCAAAAGATTGTAAAGATTTTTTAGCTTCTTCTGGTACATCCCAATCTTCTCTAGCTTCATGTACTGCTTTATCTTCTCTGTATGCAAGCAGCATCCTGGCAACAACACTCTGGTCAATACCCATATCTTCTGCTACAAACTTCTGTGAAATAATGCCTTCGAGTACTTCTCCTGCATAATTTTCTACAAAAGACATGTAGTGTTCTCCACGACTAGCTCTACTGTTTGGGTTTGTTGTTAGCTTCGTAGTTTCTTTTTTCTTTTTATTTCTTTCCCTGGCGTTAGCAGCTTTAGTACATTGCAACTTACAATACTTTTGTCTGCCATGTTGTTGTTTAAATTTGTCTCCACAGTGCGGACATGCAACTGTTTTTAAATTTGCCATTACTTCTTTTTCTTTTTAGGAAATCCAGCTTTCATATTTGCGTAAGCTTTAGGACTGATAGTAGATTTCTTTTTAGACCTACTAGTTCCAGCTTTTTTTCTTTTATTTATATTATGATATAAACCTTTTTTAGCTGCCATTGTTTCTCCTTACCACGCTTTGCAAGACCAATATCTTGCAGTTGTTTTATCCTTAGCTGTGCTGCATTTGTGTCTCGCACGAAACGAAGCTTTAGCTTTAGGGTTATTTTTTCTTATAGCCATGTTAGGGTCACCAAACATAACTTTCTTTACTTTGCCATTAGACATTACAAAGACTTTAGATTTCTTACGACCATAGCCAGGTTCGCCTTTACGAATAGCGCTAGGTGAATTTAACTTCACTGTCATTCCTTGAAACTTAGCCATTATCTTTTTGCAGTTTTATACAAACGCTTACTATTTTTAGTATGTTTTTTACCTGTATGAACTTGTCCATTAGGCATTTTATGGTGTGAACCTTTATACTCCTTACCTGCTTTTGTATATACTTTCATTAATATTTAGTTTTTCTCTTCTTATTTTTTTTCATACCCTTCTTAGGGCTATAACCTTTTTTTGGCATTGTATCTCCTCTATACTTGAATTATGGCAGACTTTATACATGGTAACAAGTACCCTAATTCAAAAAAGAATAAACAGTTTCAAAAACATAGAAGCTGTGTAGAGTCTGCTTGTAATACCATACTATCTCAATACAATAAATATAAATACTGTCATAAACATAAACCTACAACCTACCCCAGAATCAAAGGTAGAAACCCAGACACTACTAAGCAAGAACCCCTGGAGTAAAACTTTTTTTTATTCGCTGTTATAAATGCCATCATGAAGAATATCCCATACCTCATCTAGTAAGGTATAGAGTTTTGTGTACATTTGTTCGTTAGTAACGTTTTTGTCAATAGCGAACTGCACCTCCTCCACTTGTTTTAATATTGTTTTTATTTTGTCCATACTGTATCTATAGAACAAGAGTTTTTTATTTAAGGTATCTATCTTTAAACTTGTTTGCACAATCTAAACAAACAGCTTTAAAATGATTAGTTATTACTTGCTCACAAATAACACATTGTTTTTCTTTCATACTGTTACTAATAGGGGAAAAGTTTTTTATATTATCAAGAAGTTGTAATTAAGGTTCCTCTATGATAAAGTTATCACACACAAACAGCAAGGACTAAGTAATTAGATACAGGTAAAGTGGACATCGGGAGTACGAAAGTCTCACCTTACAGCCAGTAAGACCAACTAGAAAGACAAGTGAGATACCCAAGGTCTAAGGAAACATCCTAGCTTATAAAAAATTATATAAAAACAATAGCCCGCTACATCCTAAAGACCCCCCAGTAGAATAAATAACATAATGAAATGCAAAGAGTGTAAGCGTACATTAAAGAGTATTAACGATAACTTTGTTTATTGTGATAACTCACCTAATGTGTGTACCTTATCTACAAAAGCAATAGACACACACAACATATAGTACCACCATATCTAGTAGCACTATATATAGTAACTAATTGGCATTAAATAAATGTAGTGTTACGAATACGAATACCACCCCCTCAAATTGGCATTCCCATTGCTTGTCCTATAACGTCTATTATGTTGCGTTAGTGACCCTATGTTTCCTAGGGTTTAGACTTAAAAGCCTTGTTTCACTGGTTATTAGATAGTATGTCCAAAAGTACCCTGTTAGTGACCCTATGTTTCCTAGGGTTTACAGATAAAACCCTTGTTTCACTGGTTATTATATAGTATGTCCAAAAGTACCCTAGATATTTTTCTAAATGAGTATGGCATGGGTCTGAGTGCTAAGGATTGTTAGCTAACACTGGATAAAAAATATTTAAAATACTTGTAACCTTTTGTAACTGCATAGAGTCAAAGCAGTATGAAGCAAACAAACAATATAACCTTTATGATAGGTGCAAGCGGAAGCGGTAAGTCTGCCCATGTTGCTAAGGAAGCAGCAAGGACTAACGCCTTCGTGATTGACCCCGATGAAATAAAGGCGAAACTAAACAAGGACCAACCACTATCAAAAGATGTCAACGCGGAGCTGCACCCAGCAGCCAGCGAGATTGCTGCAAAGATGCTTGAGTCTTATTTTAATAATACTGAAGCATTCAAAGATACTTACAATTGTGATAATGTCATCTTTGATAATAGGGGTAAGTCACCAAAAAAATTACAAAAGAGGATAGAAAAAGCAACAGAAGCTGGATTATCTATAAAGGTTATCTATGTAGAAGTAGAGCTTTTAAACTGCTTGCTGAATGTATTCATTAGGAATATTAAAAGCAACAGGGCGATGTATCTTCAAGAAGTAGTTAACGCTTATGAATCCATGCAGATATCAGTAAAAATGTGCAAGATGCTGCACGTTACCAAAATGATTGAAATGCAAACAGTCGAAGGATTCAGAAGAATAAAATCCAAAAGAATATGTAACCTTCTCAAAGTCGGGAAGGTCTAAACAATATGAAGGGACAAAATATGAAAACGATTCAAGAAATACAGAAGGACTGGGAAGGTCGATTCGATACAGTCAGACTGTCAAGCGGGGAGATTGTAGAGGGCAAAGCAGCATTCGAGATTTTCCTAGAGGAAGGGCAAACAGTTTACCAAGCGTTACACACAACAGTTAAAGATTATATAAGCGGTGGTCAGATATATGAATACTGTTTTGAGAATTTCATTCCAACAAATCCACTTAAGGGGGTAGTTTAATAATGGGTAACAATTTTACTTGTGTTAATTGCGATACACTGTTCCAATTTACTAACGACATACACAAAGAATTGTGTATGGATTGTTGTAATAAAATATTCGAGGTTAAGTAATGGGTGCAGGTAACTGTTATCCAGCAGCATGGAATGCAATCAACACAAAAAAGAATGATGACTATATCGTGGTCCATGCACTGCGAGATATATTCAAGGGTGCTAATCACTTTGGAGGACATGCCTTCTTATTAAACAAGAAAACAAATACTGTTTATGATGACTGCATCAGCGCTAAATATATCGATGGTTCTGTTGATGGTGTTGTTGATGGGATGCCATTCGATGAGTATGTAGAGAAAACATTCGTAGTAACAGAGGGTGATTATGTTTACAAAGAATACACAAGAAAAGAATTAAACATAGAGACCATGAAAGAAATGGTTCACATGCCTTTTGATTTAGCCAAAGAACAATGGAGCATGAAGCCAAAAGAATTTGCTAAGAGATTCCCAGGGTATGAGAGCTATGTAGATTACATGAAGAATTATTTTCAACCAACATTCGAGCCGCACTGGATAAAATTAATGGAGATGCACAAAGCAGATGAAGCTAAGAAAAAAAAGGTGTAACCTATTTCAAATTTAAATAGTCTAAGTTACGTGAAGGAAGGAAAACAAATGGAAGAAAAAGAAAAAGAAATTGTTTGGGTAGATATATTCGGCAATGAAGTTAAGAGAGATGTGTATCAGATAACAGGTGCAGATGCAGATACTATGAAATACAGAGTGGAGTTTGAGTAATGATTCAAATTACAATTGATACAAACAACGCAGCGTTCGAGGATGCCTTCCACTATGAAGTAGGAACCATCCTAGATAAAGCTGCGAAACTTATTTACAAAGTTGAAGAAGGAGGATTTGAAGTTCTCAAACTAAAAGATACTAATGGAAACACTGTTGCAACAGTAGAACTGGATGGTAAATAAAATTAAAAAAGAAATAATAACATTCGAAAAACTAGAAATATTAATTGATAATGATATTTCAAATTACAGTAATTTCAATATAGATTACGATTATCAAACAATATTAAAAGACTACTTAAAACATTACGAAATTAGGGGATAATAAAATTAAAAAAGATGTAACCAATAATGAGTTGGTCGAGTCTAAGTAGTGATGATAAAAAAGGAAGGTAAACAATGAGTGCGCAAGGGATATTCATCATTGATGATGAAGTAGGTTTTGAAGATAGACCTAAGAGTAAGAAGCAATTAAAAGATTTAATTGCAACTGGTAAGTTAGATACTATTTATGTTGAAGCAGTTAATCTGATTGGACCCGAACAGTATGAAGGACCAGTTACTAAAGAGATACTAGAAGAACAAGGGGAGATAACTTTTGTTGGACCAAGTCCATACACCGCAAGAAATTTCTTTGGTAAGTTCTTCATTAACAAGAAGGGTGAAGTAAGTGTCAGTTAAAGTAACGATGCCAATAGGGAGCCAACCAAAACTCCCTATTGTAAGAGACCGAGAAGTTTGGACAAGGTTAACTTATGAAGTGTTAAAGACATACGAAGTTAAGATACTTGCAGATGATGAGACCATGCAAGAAATTGCAGAGGAAATTGTAGCTGGTATCACCAAGGATAGATTAAAAAACTGGGACCTTGCATGGCTAAAGGTTCAAGCAAGAGCAGCTGCAAAACAAGAGGAGGAATAATGACCGAAGAAGAAATCATACAACAATTATGGATGTGCCTGCAGGGAGGTTACACCTACGATGAAGCACAAATACACATGAAAGCATACAGTGCTGGCATGAGAACAGAACGTAAGGTAGTAGTTGTTAAAAAAACAAGTAACCATAATTAATATTATTAAGTCTAAACAATATGAAGGAAGGAAATTAAATGGATAACTTAATCGGACAAAGTTACAAAGAGTTCTTGTCAACTCATAAAGATTATGAGAAAGCAGAGCAACACTATACAAACTTAACTGATGAAGAAGCAATCGTGTTTGTTCACAAAGAGAAGATGATTGCAACTGCGTTCAGTGGTAAGAAAGCAACACAAGACTGGAGTTACAGATTCAGAGATGAGAAAGAGCGCAAAAAATATGTCCAAGATTATTTTGTTAAGTGCAAGCAAGCACAAGAACTAAAGATAGAGAGAGCAGCTGCAAGAATCAACAAGAAGAGAGAGTTCTTTGCATCAGTCAAAGAGGGTGACATCTTTGTTGATAGCTGGGGTTACGACCAGACCAACGTTGATTATTATGTAGTAACTAAAAAACTAAAAGCATCTATCAAGATAAAACAGATAGGAAAAAATGTAGAGTATGGAGAGTTTAGTACAAATAAGGTAAGACCTAATCCATTAAAAGAATATGGAGAAGAGATGACCAAGATTCCACAAGATGGACACATAAAAATAAATGGATATAGATACGCTGTGTTATGGGATGGAGTTGCAGACAATGAGACCGCAGCAGGATGGGGACATTAAATGATACTAAAAGATGTTAAAGAACATTTCTATAATGGCAGTGATAGGATTATCAGTGCAAGATATGAAGGTGAAGAAGAAAGATATCTCTTCATTAATGGAATGCAATTCACCGAAGAAGATGAAGCATTCTACAGAAAAGTTAACGAACCTTTACCAGTTATAGATACATACGAAATAAGAATGAACAGCAGGCGAAATAGATGTCGTTGTTGATAGAAAGGATATTGTTTTGAAAAGTGTAGAAGGATTTATAATACTCACCATGTTCACTGCGTACATTACCTATTTGTTTGTAGGATTGTACACAATCTATGGAAACTGGAGAGAGTTAAGACATGCTAGAAAACAACAAGACTTATTAAATTAAGTTGTGTATAATATACACTAAGGAATGTATAAGGAGGTTACGTTGTCAAGTATATGTTACAGCTGCGGCAGACATACACAGATAATAAATGCCAGGCATGTTTGTTTAAATACTTTGTGCAATATGTATCTAAAAGCACAAGTAAAACAGCCAGTTAATGTGTAACTAAATAAAATTAAAAGAGTCTAAATATTAAAGGAAGGAAAACTATGAGTGACCCTATATGGGATGATGACAGTCTAAACAAATTGATTGCTGACATGGGTAGTGGAGATATCTCTATCGATAATTCAGTCAAAGAGTTTATCAAAGACCAAATCAAACAAGGCAAGATGGGTAAGAAGAACCGAAGTATTTGTAGTGAATGCGGTGTCAAGGTACCTAGAGTAGCCAAGACTAAACTATGCACTAAATGTTTCATAGATGTGTTTGAACTATGAGTCAACCAAGTTATGAAGAGCTAATGTTAAAAGAACTTATGGAACTATCTACCAAGATGAAGGAAGATACAGGCATAAGAAATACAATGATAACTTATCTCTTTAATAAAAGAAATGAAACCAAGATGACAGCTTCAGTGATTGCCAGTAGCGCTGGTATATCCAGGAAGCATGTCTATACAATAGCGAAAGAGAAAGGTATAAACAATGGCTTACAATCTTAACGACTACTTAGAAGTAGAAGATAGACTGGATGCTTTTTATAAAGCACACCCCGAAGGTAGAGTCTGGACCGAACCAGTTAAAATATCTGATGATGGGACCATGATAATAGTTCATGCGTATGTGTATGAACATAAAGAGGACATCAATCCAGTAAGCACTGGACTAGCCCAGGAGTACAAGGGACAGAATGGTGCTAATAAAAACAGTTGGGTAGAGAACTGCGAGACATCAGCAATAGGTAGAGCATTAGCTAACTGGAAGTTCCAGGGTTCAGCTAAGAGACCAAGCAGACAAGAGATGGAGAAGGCAACAGGAGATGATTCAGTTGTACCTAAGCCAGCAGCTGCACCTAAAAAAAAAGATACAACACAACAGACAATGACATCCCCTTCTAAAGATGATATGGGTGACATCATCCTAGATATGTGTGGTAAAGACAAGAACTTTGCAACAAGAACATGGGACTTTACTGTTGCAAGAATGAACCTTAAGACTGGTACACCAGAGAAGGTGACTGACTACACAGAAGAGGACCAAAAAGAATTTATAACAGTTGCTTCTGATTATATAAAGAAGTATAAAGATGAGTTCGCTACAAGAGAAGGCAACTCAGATGTTGTAAACCGCATCATTGAAAATCTTGATGATGTACAAGAGATAGAAAAATCTAACACAGATGATGTGGTAGTAGTAGGAGAAGAGACTATGGCTGAGATACCAGAAGGACCATGGATGCAGAATCCAATTAGTGCTGGGCAAGTAAACTTCATTGAGACACTAATCAATCAAGCGATTGATAAAGGTAAAGATGATGTAGCTGCAGAAGCAAAGCAGTTCCTTAGTAGCGGGACAGGCACACAAGGAGACGCTTCAACCTGGATAGACAAACTAAAGAATGTCTAGTCCAACACTGTTAGGGCAGCAGCGAGTCAAGGAACCTTCCAAAGACTCGCAAGCTGGCAGAATATTAGAAGAGCTTAAAGCAATACATAGAGTAGGCGGCGATTGGTTATGCGCTATTACATTTCAGAAGATGTTTATACCTACGTACTCACAAAGAGTAAGAGACTTAAGAAGGATGGGACACACAATACATAGTCGCCCATGTAATGACCATGAATGGTGGGACCATCAACACAATGGACAAGTAGCTATGTATATGTATGAACAACCAAGTAACCTTTTTACGTACACAGAGTCCAAGTAAGGAAAGGAAGATATGCCACAATTAAAAGATGCGACTGATTTAGAATTGTTGCAAGAGATACTAACAAGGAAAACTGAAGAAGGTTCTCTAGTATTTAAAGAGCATTCAATAATTCAGAAGGACCAATCAATACAGCTGTTAGGTATTATGGCTGCTGTTGAGATTACATTAAATAAAATTAAACCAGCACAAGAGGAGGAGTAGTCATGGTATTGGACATGTTGATAGAAGATGCTATAAAAGAATCTTCTATGTGGGAGGTTAACAATCCCAGGTTCCATGCTATTGCTAGAAATCTTATGCTGATGGTTACTAATTCAGATACTATTGAGCAAGAGGTAGCCCATGAAGTATGCGGATACTTAATAGGTTTAATCAATGCGTATGGTGACCCTAAGTTTCAAGAACCTATTGGTAATTACGAGGAGGAAAATGCCTAAAGAAAATACAGACAATCCATTTGATGGACCAGCCATTGATATAAACTCATCAGAGTTTTTTGATATGGTATCTAAAGTTATGATTAATAAACATAACGACCCCGAAGAGGACTTTAATTTGTCCGATGGGTAACATTGCTGAACTCTATTGCAAACTATGTAAAGATATAAAACCTATAGATGGTGACACAGAGACATGTTATGACTGCAACAGAGGAGACATTTAACTTAGCTTACCTTCGTAGCTAAGTAAGAAGAGACCTACACTATTGCCCTGGTGTGGGTTTCTTTATACAATCTTTAAATTATCCCAACCCTTTTTATTTATGGTGAATGTTAGTACACCTGGATGAGACCAAAGACCGCTGCGTGCTGTAAAGTCTAAGCTTTTATCTAAGCTAGGTGCCTGGAACCAAGTCCTATCACCCTGCTGCTTTGCTCTGAAGTGATGGTAGTGTGCAGTAATAAGTATCTGTGCATCCTTAGCTGGTAAGAATCCGTACATCTGACCTTTCCACCAGTTCTCTATCTTAGCTTCTGCGTTCCCGCCGCCACCTGTCATGTGTCCATGAGTCCAAGCACAGGGTATATTTTTTATGCTCATAACCTGGTGAAATCCTTTAGGTATTATTACTTCTACCTTGTTATATCTATCTGGATTAGCTGCCATTATCTCACGACAAATCTCAAGGTGCATAGTGTCAGTGTTATCTAATCTACTGGTAGCAACTTGACCTTTACTTGTACGCGAAGCTTCTCCATGATTTCCTGGAGCGCCTGCCAAAATTAATTTATCAGCATGCGGCAAGAATGTCTCAACAGTTTTCATCATCATGCTTCTTGCTAATGCGTACTGCTCAATAAGATTCAACTCTACATTGTGTGGTTGTGATTCATAGAAGTAAGGTGTACAATTTTCTGTAAGGTCACCTAATCCTATCATGTAAATCTCATCTATCTTTACACCAGACTTACGCAGCTCTTTAATTCTATTCACTGCATCTTGCAGTGCTATGTCATATCTTTTGATTGTGTTCTCAACTCCATAGTCCTTCTTGCCCAGCTGCCAGTCACTCATAAAGAAACAGAATGCTGTATCACCTCCGAATGTTTTAGGTTTAAGTGGTGGTCTTTTCTTTGCTTGTTTAAATAATGCCTGGAAGTATTTATCTTGACCTGGATTTTTCTTTTTAACTACACCTTTAAATGCAAAGAAGGTCTCAACTGTACCTCCTTTTAACTGTGTGTTCCAAGATGATGCACGAACTGAACCATCTATCTCATATTTTTCTGGGTCGAATCCCCAATCACGTAGTATCTCATCAAACTTTTCTCTAAAGTTTGGGTCAGTACCTACATGAGTAAGTTCACCATGTCCTGTTGCTTCACTGATATCATAACCTGGTTTCCAGCCAGACTTATAAAAGTTATTACCCCATTCTTCTGGAATATTTACTATATTAACCTCCCTGTTGTGTTTATTATACACAAATAAATGGAGAGATTCTTAGCTTATTTTTTTCTTTGCGTATGTCTTGATTACTGCAAGTGCAGCTCCACCACCAGCTAATGCAGCTAACTCTAATGTATTTGCATCAACAGATATCAAGGGCGCAACAACTAAAGCTCCAAGGAATGCTTCAACGAAAGTCCATATAGTTCTTTCAAGCATATCTTTTAAGTCTTTACTCATCTTATACTCCCACGAATCGGACCAAGGTGTCCACCATACATCCTTCTTGAATGTACCATCTTGATTTCTTTTTCTTTTAAATCTTTCAAACATTATGTAATTATTCTACCCTTCAGCATTGCATTTGTTTTAATTACATTTCCATTTATCTCTTGAAGTTTTTCATATACGCTATCAGCTAGTATCATGTGGTCTTTAGCTTTGTTATCTTCACCATTAAGGTTTATCTTTGTATATTCTATGGTGACATCATCACCTTTAAGTATTGCACCAGACACTTTAGGATATAGTTTCTTGTACGCATCTGCACTTGAGCCGACCATACCATTAAAGTTTACATCTAAGTCCTGTTGAGAATTTCCTGTGATGAGACACCCACTGGTATGCTCATCGTTGTTCCCTTGGTGGATTAATATAAATTGGAACCCTGGTACATCTTGTAGCCACAACATCCCACGATGCCAGGTAGGATATTTCTTGGTATAACGTGTATTAAATGACCCAACTGTCCTAAGTTTAAGTTTGTATGTGCCTTCTGGTATGCAGGTTTCGTGCATTACTTTGACTGCTTGGTACTGGTCCTCTAAAGTATAACACTCAAACTTACCATCAATAAACAGCATCCCATTAGTTGCATCCTTACCAAATTGTGTCCTAACTACTTGCAGTTTCACAGTGTTCACTCCCATACTTACAGTTACATATAGTTATATTAGTATAGTCATTGTCAGCTAGATATGTACTGCATTTAATGTCCATGACCAGCTGCTTCTAAATAAGCTAGTCGAGATTTCAAATCGTTGAGTTCCCACATATTATTGTTAACACTTTGTATTTGTGTTTCTACTCTAGTCAAAGAATCATTAAGGTCTTGATACTCCCACTTTTCTAGTAAATAATATCTATCTAAATCAAACCCACCATCTCTAACTGTTTGCTCTAAGTTATATAAGTTAGCTTGTAAGGTAGCCATCTCTTCAGTGAACCTACCTACATTCTGTGCAGCCATCTCTAATGATTGTATCTTCTCATACAGTACAGCTATATCATTCTGTACATAAGTTGATTCTTTAAGGGTCAAAAATTCATACTCAATGTTATTCATCCTGTCATCAATTCCTGTAAGAGTTTCAATCATAGCATTAAGAGATTGAATACCTGCACCAACAGAGGACATAAGAGCTATACCAGTTACTATTAAACCTAAGTTATTTTTTAATTTTGATAACATTACTTACCTATTGGACAAGTGTTACACATACCAGTACATAGACCACAAATCATTAGCCACCTATCTTCCAGATTATCTCTGTAATCTCTGAGTCAATACCTTGTATGATGTTCAATACATCATTGAGTTTGCTGTTTGAATTTATAACCTCTACTTGTAAGGCAGTAACTTCTTGTTGTAAATCATTAACTGTTTTAAACAACCAACCAACAAGAGCAGCTAAACCACCTTGTAATACTTGACTTAAATTTACTTGTGCTTTCATATATCCCTACATATTTAGACTACCAACAATTAATATAACTGTGGCAACCAATCCCAATACTTTATAAAATTCTGATTTATCTAACTTCTCATCTAGCTTCTTATCTATGTCATCTAACTTATCAAATATCATTTGATTCAATTCTTTCTGTGTAAAGCCATTGGAAGCTGTCATTATGGAAGGTCATCTTGTGTTAAGAAATCCCAGTCCTCATCAAAGTCGTGGGCAAGGATTAAAGTTTCAGCTGTTGCAAGATACTTAATTAACTTGTACATTTCTTTGCAACAATAGCCAACAATAAATCCTATTAAATAATCCATACTATGAATTTTATCATAGGTTTATTTATTAAGCAGGTTTAGGATTATCTGATTTAACTTGTGTTCTTAATGCTTGTAAATCTGTAAGCGTATCGCCACCATCTAGTAATGCGTGTATGCAATCTTGTAATGATGGATATTCTGCTTGTCTATTTCTTTCCCAATCTTTAGCATCATACTCTGTTTGTAACCTAGCTTGTTCAGCAGCAATAGCTTCATCAGTAGGTTGTGTTATATCTTTACTATGCCATTCTGTTATTTTTTCATTAATAACAACAAACTTTGCAGTAGGATGTAAAGATTTTATTGCATCTTCTATTGTTATCATCCTGCTATCTCCATTAAAATCATTGTATCAACTCCTCCATAAGTAAAATAAAGTGTTCCAGCAGAAGTTTTAAATTGTGTTTTGTAAGTAATTGAAGATGTACTAGATGGTGAATCTCTAAATGTTATATTATGTGAACCACCTAAAGTAGCTCCACCACCATTAGCTCTTAAAAATATTTGATTAGCACTGTTGTTATCGTGACCCCAAACATCTGTAGAATCTCTTACGAGTTTTACGCTACCAGCACCAGAAGTTGCACCTGTGCTTAAATGATAATTATTTTGTACTAATACTACGATATGATTTGAAGAAGATGCTGGAGTAATACTTGCTGATAAACCAGTATCAGCGTAAGTTCCAGAAGTTGTTGAGCTACCACTTGTTGTAGCTGCATAGACAACTTGTAATACTTTACCACCTGCAATAGAAGGAATAGCTCCATCTTTAATTAAAAGACCATCAATGGTTACACCAGCAGCAGAAGTCTTTTCTGATATTGTATCTACCTTAATTTCGCTAGCCATAATTATATCCTATCATATCTCCTAAGGTTTAGGGTACTTATCCTTTGTTGTTTGTATTGTAGCTTTCCAAGCATCAAGTCCATTATGAAAAATATCATCAAGCTGGTCTGCTATTGATGGATAATCATACTTTCTATTTTCTTGTATTTCTAACTCTGCAATCTTTGCATTGACTTCTTCTTCACTAGGCATAATAGCTGTATCATCATTGAGTTTTAGATTAGAATAGACTTCTCCATTTTTTGTGTCAATCCATCCATACCATTGATGTTTGCCTATATTAAAATATGCCAATGCTTCTTGTAACATTATGTATCTCCTAATTTTAGAAATGTAAATGCTGATATTGATGCAGTTGTGCTTC